TATCTCCTTTCTTTGATAATTTGAGAAAGAAGGTAATTAAGAAATTAGGAGAAAACGTGTGGTATCGTCTCCATGGCACTTTGGACTACACATGGATAGGACTGGTCACACTAGGATTGATAGTCAACTCTAATAGAGTTGTACATTTGAGTATATTGCTTATATTCTGGTTTGCGTCGTTTTGTATATTTTATCTACCACGTTATATTAGTAACCACCGTAACCGCCACCACCAGAAGAACTAGATCCACCAGAGGAACTAGATCCAGAACTGGAACTACTAGAACTAGAACTAGATGACGATGTATCGTTAGATGTTTGTGACGCAGTAGATGAAGCATCTGTGGTTCCTGCGACTACACCTGATGAATTTACGTCAGTAGATGTAATAGTTGTAGTTTGAGTAGCACCACTTTCAGTTGTAGTGGTAGTAACTGTCTTATTCACTAATTCAATAGCAGAGGCGAAATCAACAGATGGTGTTAAACCGTATTCTGTTGTATATTCGTCTTTTTGTGTTATAAAGACCTCTTTGATGATATTAGGAGTTACCTTAATATCAGATTCGGGGTCTAATTCTTCATTTGGAGCATATTTCATCAAACTCTCAAATTCGTCAACAAAGTCCTCTATGTATTCTGGACGTAATAACCAAATATTTGATTTTGAGTCATTTATGCCTTTTTCGTACTCATAGTTAGAAACTGGATATGTGGTATTTGCAACAGTTGTGCCATCTGACCTAATATACTGCCAATTCTCATTTACTTGGATTCCTGCCTTAACAAGCACCTTTCCTGTATCTAAGTCTTTTATTTCATTCGTCTCATAATGATGTACACCAGTTGAGAACCTATATTTGTCTTTTACATAATCTTGGAGTTCCTGCTCAGACAAGGGCCAATCGTCATATACATTAATTATGTTGTTGCATAATAACACAACCCAATCGTATAGTGAGTCTCCATATACGTTACTTGCAATAAGATCTGGTCTTTCGTTGTTAGAGATAGAATACTGTTGAAATCCAAGAACACTCTCCTGCATTTCTTCAATAAGAGTGCATTTTCTGAATATATTTCTTGCAATAACAGATGGTTCTACATTATTTTGTCTAAATGTAGATGTTCTGACTGCGACTCTTGGTAGATAACTAAAATACCCCATTAGACTCTCCTCCCACGACGATTGACTCTTCCACCTAGACCAGAGTTGGTTGATCTATCTACTTGTAACCTTCCTTTTGGATTAGATGGCATACCCTTACCTGATGTACCTAAGTTAAAATCACCAGATTTAGTACCAAGGTTAGTAGTTGGATCTCTATCATCACCTGTAATCATGTTACGAGTAACAAATGCAGTCTCGTCAAATCTTAGTGATAATCTATATGATGCAGGACCAAAGTCTTGCATTGTTCCATCTTCAAATGAACCAAATCCTTGTCTAAGTGATGTATTCTGACCTGATGGTGTCAAATCAACATCCATACCTGTTAGTACCAAATTTGTAGGGAATCTTAGCAATGCTGCTAGTGAAGCGGGTTTGTTAAGACCTTCTCCTGCAATCTCTGCACCAAAACCCCTAGGTGTGTACCTTACTATCTCACATCCGAAGAATCTAGGAATAGTTAACCAACGAGCATTGATACCATTAGTATCGGGTAACATACTCTCACGCATACAACTTATTATCTCTTGTATCTCTACTGCTTCTTTGGGATTACGAGGTGACATATCAAAATCAAAAGCATGAGAGCGATAGTTGACCCCCTTAAACACAGTTTCTTCATAAGGGTTAAATACTTTTCCTTTCGCAAGTGCAGCGATATTCTGTTTTGATACATTACCTTCTAATCCTAACGCACCAGTTGCTTGGTTAAATACACCAGCAATAGCACTAAATGCTACCTCTGTTTTACCACTATCTGCTGCATCTTTTAATTTAGGTGCTATATCGTCAGCAGTTGCACCTTGTAGAACCTCTGCTCCTGCTGCACCGAACGCACCTAATGCTGCCTTTTCATAGTTAACACCATATGATTCTTTTAATTGATGTGGTAAATATAGATAAATTGTCTTATATATGCTATTCTTTTGAGTAGTATCGTTCCCTATTTGCTTTGCACCAGCACCTCCGCCCAATGGTCCTGATACATAGTTATATGGGTTCGCACCTGATTCTGGATCATAAACAGTAAATTTAAGGTAATCTATCGCCTTTGTACTGAATTGTGACTCTGGTTTTATATTTTCATCCCCTGCACTCGGTCCTCTCGGACTGGTCATGGGGTACATTAATCGTGTTTTTGCTGACATGGCATATTCTGGACGTTATAGACCTACTAACAAAAATAAATACAAGGGAGATCCTACCGCTATTATTTATAGGAGTTTATGGGAAAGAAAGTTCATGGTCTGGTGCGACAAGAATGAAAACATCTTGGAATGGGGATCAGAGGAGATTATCATACCTTATATCAGTCCTCTTGATGGGAGGGTGCATCGTTATTTCCCAGACTTTTACGTCAGAGCAAGGACTAAAACTGGGGGGACGCAGAAGTTTATTATTGAGGTCAAACCTAATAAGCAGACGACACCTCCCAAGCAACAACGCAGACGTACAAAGAAGTATATAACTGAAATCAAGACATATGCTATAAATGAAGCGAAGTGGAAAGCAGCAGTAGAATACTGCAAGGACAGACGTATGACTTTTAAGATACTTACAGAACACGAGTTACAAGTATGAGTGTATTCGAGGACATTAAAGATGCTACACAAGGTAAACCAAAGTCAAAGGACTGGTACAGAGGACAGTTATTTGGTGCATTAGACCCAGGTGAGGTCAAGGTAGGTGATTGCATATATTACAGTTATAGTGCTAAAACTGAGTCGTTACCGTTCTACGATACATTTCCAATGACTCTTGTTGTTGACATTGATCCTATAAATGGACACTTTTCTGGTGGTAACTTACATTATCTACGTCCAACAGCACGTCAAAGCATTGCAAAAACATGGGGTAGTGGTTCTATATCATATCCTATGCGTTGCCATCATAAATACTTTATAGGTAGGGCATCTAATATACGATTGGTTCCTGCTGTTGATCTCCGAGATTTCGTTCCACTACCGTCTGAACAGTTTGTTAGAGAACTTGGTGGTGTACGAGTAGAGATCCCTAGTAGTTTTATTTGGAGTAGGTTGTAGTGGACCCAAATAGTTTTAAAGACTTTCGAGACACGATAGGTAGGTCAGCGGGTTCTATGCCCATGACCAGTAACCTGTATCAGGTTAATTTGAGTGCACCTCCTATCTTTCGTACAAATATTTACGATCCAGTAAAGGTAATAGAAGCAACAAGAACTGTTGATTACTATGCTAATAGTATTACTCTACCTAGTAGAGCAGTAACAACTGGTGAGTTGAATAATGTAGGACAGATAAGAAGATTTGCAACAGGACAGACTGCATCAGAGATTAATATACAATTTATAGTTACGAGAGACCAGAGACATAGATATTTCTTTGAACAATGGTTGAATCACACAGCATCAGACTCAGACAATACAGTAGGATTCTATGATGACTATGTTATAGACATGGAGATCTTGAAGTTTGAAAATGGACCAGAAGGACATCAACAGACTGCTGCATATAAGTTATATGGTGCATTTCCATTCAATGTGGGTCAACTTGAACTCAATAACGAACAAACAAACCTAGTACAGTTAGATGTTGCATTTTATTTCGAGAGATATAGGATGGATCAGACTTCACCAGAGACATTAAGACCAAAGACTTCAAGGTTCTCAATAAAAGACCTATATACTGACACAAGCATACCGACATTCCTTGATACAATTTTAGGAGACTTTCCTTCTCTTGGAGGAAATAGGTTAGTCTAAGTGCTATAAATAAAAATGATATTATAAATTCATCATGCCATTACCAAAACTTGTAGTGCCTGAGTATGACTGTAAATTACCAGTCACAGGGAAAAAGGTCAACTTTCGACCATTTCTCGTAAAAGAAGAGAAATTACTGTATCTCGCAATGGAGACACAGAAAGAGAAAGAGATGATCAAGGCAGTCAAGAATATATTAAAATCTTGTACTGATTTGAAGAGTGTAGATAGTCTACCAACATTTGAACTAGAATACTTGTTCTTACAGATTAGATCCAAAGCAGTTGGAGAAGAGAGTGAGTTCAAGATAATATGTGAAGATGATGGTAAGACAGAGGTAGAGGTTACACTTGACTTAAACGAAGTTCAAGTAGACATACCAAAAGGTCATAAGACTATCATACCATTGAGTGACGACATCAAATTACAGATGAAATATCCAGCATTGGATGCATTCGTTGACCGTAATATGGTGGATAATCCAGATGTTGAAGATGTATTTGCTCTTGCAGCAGAGTGTATTGACAAAGTATATGATGGAGACGAGATCTATGATTCTTTCACATCGAAAGAAGCAAAGGACTTTATAGGTGATATGAATAATGCACAGTTTACTAAGATCCAGAACTTCTTTGAGACTATGCCGAAATTAACTCATACATTGAAGGTAGAAAATCCCAACACCAAAGTTGTTAATGAAGTGGTATTGGAGGGACTTGCTGCTTTTTTCGGATAGCATTAATGCATGACAGTCTTATGAATCACTATAAGACGAACTTCGCATTAATGCAGCATCACAAGTATAGTTTGACGGAGTTAAACGATATGATTCCATGGGAACGTGATGTGTATGTCAACCTATTAATAGGACACTTGAAGGAAGAGGAAGAGCGAATCAAGAGACAACAGAATAAGAATAGGACTTCTATCTAGTGGCAGCAACACTAAGAGAATATATCAGCGTCAAACCGCCTAGTGGTAATTCGGCACAGGTTAAAGCGATGCGTCCTCTTTTAGTCAGTCAGAATAGACTAGGTGGAGCAGTCACATATTTTGGTCAACAGATAAAAGATCTCAGTGAGATCATGTCGGTTCATGCCGATGTTTCTAGTGCATTAGTAACAGAAGAGAAAACATTATTAGACGACGAGCATGAACACCGTAAAGAATTAATCAAACCTTTAACTCCTATCTCCCCTTTGGTAGAGCAAGGAAGAAAGAATGACAAAGCAGCAGAAGATGCACAAGAAGATGATGATGAGGATGAAGATAGTAAAGACGTAGGTGAACAGATAGCAGAGAAAGAAGAGAAAAAGTTGACATGGTGGCAGAGACTTCTAAAAGGTTTCGCACCCATTGTCAATTTTATTTCAAATGCATTTACAGCATTCGTAGCATATAAAGCATTTGATTGGTTGAGTGATCCTAATAACCAAAAGAATGCACAGACAGTATTAAAAGGACTAGGTGCCATAGTAGGTGCTGCTGCAAAGATTGCTGGTTTTGGTGTCTTTCAAGTCATGGAAGGTGTTACCAAAGTATTCGGCACCAACCCAGACAGTAAAGGTATAGGTAAGGTATTTGATAAGTTATTTGGTGTTTTACAGATATTTGGTGGATTAGGGTCATTATGGGCAGCGTCAAGACTATTAATGCCATGGAAACTTATAGGTGACTATAAGAAAATGAAGAAACTTGGTGATACACTAGGTAAAATCAAGAAGTTCTTCCAAAGAAAACCAAAGGTACCAAAGGTAACAACAGGAAAAGGTGGAAAAGTAAAGGGTAAACCCAAAGCAAAGATCACTGGTAGTAAAGTTGGGATAGTAGATCGTGCCAAACAGTTTGGTAAGAAGAAGTTATCACAGGTAAAGAACCTAAAAAATACTGTGGTGACTAAGGTAAAAGGTATTCCTAAGACCATATCTAAGATACAAGGTAATGTCACGAATATGGGTAAAAACATAGGAAACTTCGGTAAGAATGTATTTGCTAAGGGTAAGAACTTCCTAGGTAAAGCAAAGTCATTTGGAATGGATGCGATAGCGAAAGGTAAGAACATATACAAAGGTGCTAGTGAGTGGGCATCGAAGAATATTGGTAGAATGAAGAACCTTGCAAAGAAAGCAGGAAAGGGTGTATTTGATTGGGGTAAGAAACAGGGAGCGAAGATTGCTAAGTTGAAAGATATGGTGAAGAATCCACAGCAGATGTTCAAACCTGTGATGGAGAGGATAAAGAGCACCATTAAACCTATTATAGAAAAGAACCCTAACATTAAGAAGGTACTGAATCTTAAAAATGCAAAGACTGGATTAAAGAATGCTAAGAACTTTGCATTGAAGAATGTTAAACTTGCGATGAAGAGCAAGGAAATGGCAAACCTAGCTAAGTTCTTGAAAGAAGCAAAAGGAAGAGTAAAGATAGGTGGTATTGATAAAGTTATAGCAGCAGTCTTGGGACTCATAGACTATGGTATGGGTGAGTCTCCTATCAATGCTATTGTAAGTGCAACATCTGGACTACTAGGATACGCTGCTGGAACTGCAATCGGTGCACCGTTCGGTGGTTTCCCTGGAATAATTACAGGTGCAGCAGGAGGTATGGCAGGAGAATGGGTTGGATCTCAATTACTAAGAGGTATGGGTAAGATGCCTGTATTTAAGAAATACACAGAGATAGAAGATCCACTTGCTAATGCATTAGGATTGAAACCAAGACCAATACTTAGAGACCCAGACGTAGAGAAGAGAAAGAAAAATAAAGAAGCGTACGAACAATACAAAGAAGAGAGTGGATTTAATGAAAGAGTAAACGATCTAAAAACAAACCCCCTTGATAAGAAAGTTCATAGTCTTAGTGAGGGTTCTCCGAGTCTTAGTCTTAGAGAAATCAACACTATGGCACAGGGTGGTGATGAGGAAGCGAAAAACTATCTGAAAATGTTGAAGAAGATGTCAGATTCCCAAGGACCAGGATCAGTCACTTGGAGTAAGACGACTACGATGACAAATGAGAAGGGTGACAAGATAGTATCAAAAGATTCTTATGACTCTCGTGCGGGTGGTGGTCTTGTAACTCCAAATCAAGATACAAGTAAGAAGATCAAAGGTAAACCAACTGTATGGAATAATCTCTATACAGAAATGGTTAATAATATTAAGAATAAAGAGTCAACAAAAGTACAACCTATGACAAGTATGGTTAAACCCAAGGTTGATCCAAAGGTTAAACCAAAACAAGTACAATCTTCACCAACATCATCAATAAATAACAAGGTAGATACCCTTACAGGTTCATCAGAAGCAAAGGTTCAACGTGGCAAAGAGTCTACAACAACCACAAGACTTATGGTAATGAGACAGCACATTATACGTTCTGTACAAGCACCAGCACCAAAAGTTATTGACGTAACTAAATCTCCTAGTCCCTTAATCACATAATGGCAAAAGCAAGACTATACAAAATGGTAAACCCAGGTGTCATCAAGCGTGGTGGCATCACAGTTAAGGTTGGAGATAAGACTGTCACTCAACCAACTATCAATTTCTCTAAGAATATTAGTGCAATTAATAGTTTAGGTGCTACTGTTAATAGTATTGCAATACTTACACAGGATTTAAAAGATACATTTCAAGAATATTCACGAACCTCTATATCAAATTACGAAGAGCAACTTAATAAGAGAAGAGAACAATTAGAAGTAGAACAGAAGGAAAGGGATGATGCAGAACAAGCATTATTAACTGAACAGGGTAGAAAGAAAGATGATAAGTCAGAAGGGAAGCAGGAGAGTAAGTTAAAGACTGCATTGAAGGGCAGTCTTGGTGTTATGAAAAAGGTTGGGAAGGCAGCATTTGGTTTCCTAGAAAAGATAGCGACTTTATTTGGTAGTATCATTACTAAGTTTATAACTTATCAAGTGATGAAGTGGATGTCTGATCCACAGTCAGTTAAGAAGATGAAAAGTCTTATCCAAGGTATAGGAGGTATAGTCAAATTCTTTTCAACAGTTGCTGGTTTTCTAATCAGTACAGGACTGAATACTCTTGCAGCAGTTTTTGATCCAGAAACATACAAGAAGATATTTGAATTTGCTAAGTTCATGATAGGTTTAGCAATATTCCCAATTCCTCTTGCTATTAGTAGTATTGCAAAGTTATGGAAATCGGGTAAATTACAGAAATCAGTGAAACAATTTATGGAGGGTGTTGGTAATTTGTTCAAGGGATTGATGGCAGTACTTGGTGGTTTAGGATTAGCTAAGTTTCTTACAGGTGGTGGTGGTGATCCTGCCAAAGAATTAGAAAAACCAGTAGAAGAGGGAGAAGAAACTGGTACAAAGACTAATGCTACCCTTGAAAAGGGACAGGTGACAGGTGGTAATATGACGCAAGAGCAAGCGCAAGCACAAATTAGATATATGGAACTTGAAGAAGCGATGAGTGATGCGTTAGAAATTAATGATATGAAACTATATGAACAATTAGAAAAAGAACAGTCAGCGTTACCACAATTTGCTAAGGGTGGTTGGATCAAAGGTCCTATGTCTGGATATCCTGTTTCATTAGATGGTGGTAGATCTACATCATTCATAGGACATGGTACAGAGTATGTTGCACCGAAGATGGCAGTAGGTGGTGGACCACTTGGACAAGCATTTGTTATACCATATGACACACCAGCAACACGAACAAATCCAGGGTTGACTAACACTAGACTGTTACAAGCAAAGTCTGCTGGATTTAATGTTGCACCTATGTCAGCGGGTGGACTATTAGAAGCGATTGGTAATACAATCAGTACACCAAATGTTCCTTATAAGAAGATTGAAAGTAAGATAGGTGCAGATAAAAAGACATGGGATACATTCAGAAATACTATTGCTGACATAGAGTCAAGTGGTAAGTATAGAGTATTTGGTGGTAACAATGACATGTATGATGGTAGATACCAGATGGGTGCACTTGCTAAGACAGATGGTTCACGCATCATGGGTATGAAAGACCCAGGTCATGATGAAGATCCTAAGAAGTATATGCGTGTCATGTTCAGAAACAATAGAGCACTACAAGAGAGATTGTTTGCTGGATTCACTATCGCTAACCACAACTATCTTTCCTCAGTGAAAGAATATGCAGACGCAGATTTACTTAGAAAGATGGAGATACTAGCGTATGCACATAACCAAGGATGGCAGGGTGCTAAGATTCATATAACACAAGGAAAGGTAGGTCAGGATTCCTTTGGTACAAAGGGAACTGAGTATTCTGATAGAATCAAATCAGCATTCCAAGAGGCAAATATAACACC